CACTGATATGAAGATCGAATGCACCATCCGCCGCAGTTCGCCGGTGGTCACTACCGCCCGCGTCCTGCAGATGAGCGGCATGTTCGACGTTCAACCGAGCCCCGAGAGCGTGGTGGAGTGGCGGCACTCGTTCGATCTGCCCGAGCCCTGGAACATCGGCGTCATCGTCGGGCCGTCGGGCGCCGGCAAGACCACGCTGGCCCGCGAGGCCTTCGGCGATCAGATCGTGAGCGGCTGGACCTGGCCGGCGGACAAGAGCCTGCTGGACGGCTTCCCGGCCGGCATGGGCGTCAAGGACGTGGTCGGCCTGCTGTCTTCGGTGGGCTTCTCCAGCCCGCCGGCATGGCTGCGGCCCTTCCACGTCCTGAGCAACGGAGAGCAGTTCCGGGTGAACCTGGCCCGCACCATGGCGGAAATGCCCGAGCTGGCGGTGGTGGACGAATTCTCCAGCGTGGTGGACCGCACCGTGGCCCGCATCGGCTCTGCCGCCTTGCAGAAGGCCGTGCGTCGCCGCGGCGGCAAGCTGGTGGCGGTCACGTGCCACTATGACGTGCTCGACTGGCTGGAGCCGGACTGGGTCTATGAACCTCACACGGGGAAGCTCGAAAGGGGGCGGCTTCGGCGACGGCCAAAGATCCAACTGGACATCCATCGCACAACTACCGCGGCGTGGCAGCTTTTCAAGGGACATCACTATCTGAGCCGGGACCTGCACCGCGGCTCCCATTGCTTCGCCGCGACGGTGGAGGGCCGGCCGGCCGCGTTCTGTGCGGTACTTTCGTTTCCTCATGCCCAGCGTCCGGGCTGGCGGGAACATCGCGTGGTGTGCCTGCCGGACTTCCAGGGCGTGGGCATCGGGGAGGCCCTGTCCAACTACGTGGCGGGCTTGTTCGCGGCGAGCGGGAAGCCCTACTGGACGAAGACGAGCCACCCCGGGCACCGGGCGGCGAAAGCGAAGTCGCCGCAGTGGAGGACCCGATACGCGGGCTCTCTCTCACGACCGATAGGCAGAACGAGCAGCACGGGAGGCTATGCGGGCTTGGCGATCGACAGGGCCACCTGGAGCTTTGAGTACACCGGACCCGCCAACCCCGTAGACGCTGCCGCCTTCGGTCTCACCTTCACGCCAGCCCCAGCTCCCGTGCGGTCGTTTCGGGCACGTCTACCCGAAAGAGGCCCGGCTGGCCGCGGAAGGCGAACGGTTCGGCGATCCTCACCGGCTCTTCCATGATCCACGCCACGGCGCCCGGGAAGCCCTCACAGCAGGCCGCCCGCTCGTGGTGCCGCGTCATCGGCTCGCAACCCACCAGGCGGACCAGGCAGATGGTGGCCTTGAGCGGCAGCGACGCGGCCGGCATCAGGAAGGCGTCGCACAACTGCGGGTCTGGCTCCAGGCGGGTGGAGCAGATGACCAGCGGGCCCCGGTAGCGGGTGGCCCAGGTCCTGGTTTCGATCGTCTTGCGGCCGCGGGCGATCAATTCTCCCCAGGGCTGGTGGACACTCAAGGCTGGTATACTGGTGGTCATGGCGTTCCCTTCGTTCCCATGCCCGCGGTGCGGGCGTCTGCTGCTGCCGGAAAGTGCAATCGTGTCGCCCGCCGCCGGCCATGGCGGGCTGCTGCCTGTCTACTCCTGCCCCGTCTGCACCGTCGCCGCGTCCATGTTCGGCGAGGCGATGGCCCTGCCGTTGACGTTCGCGGTGGGCCCCGACGGCAAGCCGTTCGATCCGGCCACGCCCGACGGCGAGCTGGCCCCGCCGGCGCCGCAGGCGGATGCCTGATGGCGTTCGGCGTACTCGGCCAGGGCCTCCCTCATCACGTCAGCCGCCGGCATATTGCGACTGGCGGCCAGCTCCTGCAGGCAGTCGGCGGCCTCCGCGGTCAGGCGGAAGTTGATGATGCGTGTCAGCTTCAAGTGTCGAAAGGGCGACATGGAGTGCTCCGGTTCGGGTGAAAGTGTAGTCGGCCACGGTCGAATCGTTCACGTCGTAGACCTTGCCCAGGCCGCATCCCGCCAAGCGGGTGGCCAGGAACTTGGCATGGGGTGTATCGGCCACCTGCAGGGGATTGCCGCGCCGGGCGGCGATGATCCTGGAAGGGCCCGACCAGATGCCCAGAACGGCCAGGCAACCCTCGGTCATGTTCACGGCCCCGGCCAGCCTGCGGGCCCGGCTGCCGTCCAGCCGCTCCGCCAGGAGCCCGATGGCTTCGCTGTCGCATTCGCTGGCGGTGGCGAGCCCGTGAGCGGCCACCAGGTCCTCGTAGTTGCGGACAATGCCGTTGTGGACCAAAAGCCCATCGTCGATCGGGTGCGGGTGGTTGTTGCGGTTGTCGCTGGGGCTGCCGTGTGTGGCCCAGCGAAGATGCCCGACCAGCATAACGCAGCCCGCCGCCCGCTTGAGCTGGTGCAGGTTGTCCGTGAACCGGCCCGGCCTCTTGAGGCTGCAGAGCTGGCCGGCCGCGTCCACCCAGGCGAGCCCGAAGGCGTGGGGCCCGCGGTCGATGTTGGCGGCCACGATCCGCTCCAGGGTCTCCAGAGGGAAGGGCGAATCGGGCCGGCGGCGAATGTATCCGAAGATGCTGCACATGACTGACTCCTGTCCTGTTGACTGACTCCCCCGCCCCCCCCTTGGCCACCGGCTACAGGCCGGCGGCGATGGCCGAGTCGTATTTTTTCGCCAGCCGCATCAGCTCACGCTTGCTGGCGTTGAGGCTCGGGGCCCCGTCGGCCTGCAGAGCACCGAAGGCCACCGGCTGGCGGCCCCGGGTCCAGCCCAGCCCGTAGAACAGGCGGGCCATGTCGGTGGCACCGATCCCGCCGCGGCGGACGGGGCTGGTGGCGGCCACGGCCGGGGCATCCCATTCGGTTGCCCGGCGGCTGGTCATGGCCTTCTCAACCAGGCCCAGGTACATGCGGACATAGGCGACGATCTTGCCGAAGTTGAGGGTGCCGGGGGCGCCGCGGAATTCCACGGTCGGCTTGTTGGCGGTGAACAGGTTGGCCAGGTTGATGACGTGGTAGCGGTCGCCGGCGATGTTGCCCATGGCGGAGTAGGTGGTCACGTCGAACCGGAGGCCGCGGAAGGAATTCTTGATCGGCTTGCAGTAGTTGCCCCGCTCGCGGGCCAGGGTGCCGGTGGAGGCGAACAGGGCCGTCTGGAAGTTGGCGCCCAGGCAGACCAGGCGGCGGAGGGTCTCGGGGGTGCCCTGCCAGCCCACGTGGACGTGGAAGCCGCAGGTCCGATTGACCTTGGCGCCCCAGGCGGCCAGGGTGGCGAGCACGGCCTTAATCTGGCGGAGGCCATCGGCCCCGCGGAGCACCGGGGACACCACTTCGATCGGAGCATAGCCGGCCAGGTTCGGCACAATGCTGCCGTCGCGCTGGGCGTTCCAACCCTCGGGCATTCCCGGGATCTGGCGGCCGGCATGGTAGCTGCCGATCTGGACGTTCTCGGCGACCAGGGCGGCTACCGGAACGAAGCACTCGATTTCCACGCCGTAGGTCAGGGTCTCGGTCACGCTGTTGTTGTTGCTCTGCGGCATCTTTCGTTCCTTTCCTGTGTCACTCAGTACGTAAGACATTATCGCACACGGGCGGAGAAAAACAAGAGGAAAAATGGAAAAAATTTGGAAAGCGGCTAAGTCCTTGTGCGGCCAGCAGCAAACAGGAGGGGCCGGCCGGTCGGGGAGCGTGGTTTCCCGCGACACGGCCGGCCCTGGGAGCGTGGAAGGGCTCGGGTATGACTCAGAAGACGTTCAAGGGCTCTGCGTCGATCCTGGGGCGATTGCGTGGCACTGGTCGATCGGTGGCAGGTCCGGGCGCCAGCGGGTGGCCCCGGCCAGGTTGGCGTCCACCTGCGGCCACTGGCGAAGGTGCCCCGGTATTTCTGTCGCCGAGGCGGCCGCCGATCCCCATTGCTTGAAGAACACAGGCACGCCGGCACACTGGCACTGCACGACCACCGACGCCACCCATTCCGGTTGCATCTTCCGGGCGCCGGGCCCGCTCTCGCCGCCGACAATGACCCAGTGGACGCCCTCGATGCACCCCGACAGGTCCACCGGGCCGATGAGCGGCTCCAGGGAGAGAACGCGGCAGGCGGCCCGGCACTCCAGGAGCTGGCCGGCCCCGGCGTCAAGGCTTCGCTGGTCGGACGCTGAGTAGCCGATGGCCACGTTGGGCCATTCATCTTCCGGTGAGCCGCGAAGTTCTTCCCGCAGGAACACGGCCGCCGTCGCCGGCCGCTTGGTCAGGACGATGTAGGCGTGGTGATGAGCCACCCGCATGGCCGAGTAGACGGCGGCAATCTCATGGAATCCCAGGCGGGCGTGGAACAGGTCGGACATGCTGTTGACGAAGACGCAGGCCGGCCGTCGCCAAAGGATCGGATCGGCCAGCTTATCGCCGAGCAGGTCCACGCGGCCGGTCCACCGCGGGCGGCCGCCCTCGCGGGTCACGTACCCGGCAAAGGGCCCGCCAGGCCCGGAGAATCGGCAGGCCTGGCGGGCAGCGTAGCAGTTGTCGCATCCGGCATGGACCGGCGAGCATCCGCGGACCGGATTCCAGACTCGGCCGGCGGCCAGTTGCGGGTGGTGGGTCCACTCAATCGCGGTCTTCACTTGGCCTCCGAGCCGTGAACGGCGAGTATGCCCTTCATCTGGATTTCGTAGAGCTGCCGCTGGGCCTCGGCCCGCAGGCTGCTGCCGATTTCCTTGGCCATCTCCAGGATGATGGTGGCCATGGCCTTGTTGGCCGCCAGGACCTCGTTACGGCGGCGAGCACTCAGGCTGCCGCCGGGCGGGCGGACAGACTTGCCCATCGTCGCCGCGGCGCCGCGGACGTTGTGGGCGGTGACGTGGAATCCCAGGTCCCCGAAGGCCGAGACGGCCATTTCCGCCAGGGTCATCCGGTGAATCTCGGCGCACCGCTGCCAGTTGGCCACCACCCAGTCCTCCAGGCGTCGCTCCTGGGCCCGGTCCAGCACGTTTCTTCCCTTGGAATCGAGAGACATAGCCTACTCCTTCGCATGGTTCGCCGCGGCGGGGCCGGACACACGCCGGCCGCCGCCAGTCGGCAGCTATTGATACAGTCCGTTGGGCAGGCCTTCCCGCCGCACTTCCAGCATGAGGGCCGCCGCTTCCCGCGAGCATCGCCCGCCGACGGCCGCCAGGGCCAGCTCTTCCTCGGGCGAGAGCATGGCCACGATCTGTTTCCGCCGCGGGCCTTGCTTGAGGGCCTGGGCCTCGGCCTTGGCCCGGTCGCACAGGCCCGCCAGCTTCGCAATCGCCGGGCTCATACGGCCCCCCTTCGGATGCGGTGGCGAATCTGTTGCTCCGCCCCGTGCCGCACGATGGCCTGGTAGGTCACGTGGTAGCGTTCCTTTGTTCCGACCAGGCGGACTTCGATGTAGGACGGGTACAGCGTCGTCTCCACCGGCCGCTCATGCCCCCTGTCAAACTCGGTGGCCGCGGTGCGGAAGGGCCCGACGGCGGCCTTGATGGTCCTGGCCATGGTGCCTCCTAAGCTGGCATGTTGAAGAGAGACTTGGCCGACTCCTGCCGCTCCCGGGCGGCCCGCTCCAGATTGCGGGCGGCCACCTGGAAGTAGGCAGGCTTCAACTCGGACCCGATGAAACGCCGGCCCAGCTTGAGGGCGACGTATCCCTCGGAGCCGATCCCCGTAAAGGGCGAATAAACCAGGTCCCCGGGATTGGTCCACAGGTGAATGGCCCGCTCGATCACGTCCAGTTGCAGCGGGCAGATGTGTTTCTCGTCCCTGGCGTCCTTCGCAATCTGGTAGTTGAGGACGTTGGTCTGGTCAATGTCCATCCAGACCGGCGATGCGTACCGCTGCCAGACTTCGATCGACCACAGGCGGGCGTCCATGCCGCGGGGCGGGGGCTGCAGGCCCACGTAGCGGTCAAACCGCTCGCCGCCGGTGGTGACAGGACGCGGGAACTCGCCGGCTTCGGTCCACTTGCGGAAGGTAATCAGGTAGTCGGCCATGCCCTGGCGGCTGGCGGCCGAGTCCTTGCAGAGCTGTTTGTACAGCAGGCCGTGATTCTTGGTCCGCTGCATTTCAATGACGGGGTCTTTCCAGATGGTGACGCGGCTGTGGTAGGTCCAGCCGTGCCGCTCGAAAGCGGCGATGATGGCCCCGGGGAAGTCGCGCAGACCGGCCGCCCCGTCGCGCCCCTTGTAGAGCGGAAGGTCCTTGCAGTGAACCGAGCACAGACGCCCGGGCACGGTGGCCCGGTACAGCTCGCCGATGAGGAACTCAAAGTGCCGCATGAACTCGGCATCATCCTCGGCGTTGCCCATGTCGCGGACGCTGTCCGAGTAGATGTAGAGGTTCGAGAACGGCGGCGAGAAGACCGAAAAGTCCAGCGTGTCGGCTTCGATCCGCCGGGCGTGTTCGCAGCAATCGTCCAGGTGAAGCTCCCAGCCGTCGCCGGTGGCCACCTGCCGATCAACGTCCATCCGCAGGGTGCGGACCTTGGCGAGCCCAGACAGTGACTCGGCCTTCATGGCTTCGATCATGGCCGCCTGCATCCGCTCGTGCTCCGCTTCCTTGTCCTGCACGGCCTTGAGCACGGCCCCCTCGGTGATGGCGGCCACGATATGCACGTCCACGGGCTTAGTCTGGCCGAACCGCCAGCAGCGGCGGACGGCCTGGTAGAACTGCTCAAAGCTGTAGGACAGCCCCACGAAAACCATCTGGTGGCAGCACTGCAGATTCAGACCCCACCCGCCGATCCTGGGCTTTGTCAGCAGCATCCGTGAACGGCCGAAGGCGAAGTCTTCCAGCCGGCCTGCCTTCAACTCCGGCGACTGTGACCCGCGGACCTCGACGGCCGCCGGCACCCGCTCGCGGATGGCGTCGGCTTCGTAGTCGGTGTTACACCAGATGAGCCACGTGCCGTCCGGGTCGGTGGCGACGATCCGGGCCACGGCGTCGGCCCGGTCGCCGGCGGTCATCCGCATTTCCCGGTGCATGCTGGTGGCGGTCAGCTTGCCGTCGCGGAAGATCTCGCCGTCGGCCGCCCCGGTCACAACGTCCACGTCCACGGGATGGTGGTGCATCCGCAGGGCCGGCAGGGCGAATCCTGCATCGTCATAGCCCAGGTCGGACGGCTTGGCGATGCACACCGCCCATGTGGCCACCCATCTCCAGTAGTCGGACTCGGCGTGGCCCTTGAGCCGATACCCGCCGGCCTGCATCGTGTCGTTGATGAACCAGCGGGAGATCATCTCGTTGGAGTCCATGATCCCCAGGAACTGGGCGTGGTTGCCAAGCTCCAGGTGGTCGTTGGGCGCCGGCGTCGCGGTGCAGCAAAGCCGGTAGGGCGTGCGGGAGAACGCTTCGATCAGGGCCTGCTTGGTCTTGCCCATGTAGCTCTTGAGGATGCCCGACTCATCCAGCACCACGCCGGCGAAGTGGCCGGTATCGAAGTGGGAGAGCATCTCATAGTTGGCGATGTTGACGCCCGGCCGCACGTCCTTTTGGGTCCGGCAGACCTGCACCGGCACGCCGAACTTCTGGCCTTCGGCTTCGGTCTGGCGGGCCACGGCAAGCGGGCAGAGGATGAGCACGTCGCCGCCGGTGTGGCGGTGGACGTTGGCCGCCCAGTCCAGTTGCATCAGCGTCTTGCCAAGCCCGCAGCCGGCGAAGATCGCCGCCCGGCCGCGCCGCAGGGCCCAGCGGACGATGTCTCTCTGGAACTGGAAGGCCTGGGGGTTGAGGGCATCTTCGGCCACGTCGAACCCGACGGCCGCCGCGGCCACCACGCGGGCCTGCAGAAAATCGTTGTACTCGTTGTTGTTGTTCATGGTAGACCCTTACGCCAGCCCATCCCAGTCCCGATCGGCCATGGCGTCGCCCAGGTCGTCCTGGTCCGCCCGCTCCAGGTCCCGCTGGATACCGTCCAGAACCTTCTGCCACAGGGCGTCATGGCCAGGCCGCGACGGGTCCAGGGCCGTCTTCTCCAAATCCAGAACGCTTGAGGGAATCGCCGACATTGAACCACGCTCCTGCTGGCGGATGAGGGTTGAAAGTGGCGGGGCCGGGTGAGTGAGTCCCGGCCCCGCTCATCAGGGAAGGAGGGCCGCCAGCGTGTTCCGTTTGCCTTCCCTGCCGATCGCTGACTCCCACACAGTATCGACCGGACAGGCGTAATGCAATAGTAATTTTGGAATTTTTTTGGAGAGAAGCACCGCCCGACATCAGGAGGATGCCGGGCGGTGGAGGGGCGGCCTGTATGCGGCCTGGGCCCCTACGTTCCGAGCGGGGCGATGCGAACGGTGAACTTGCCGGAGGCGATGAGGGCCCGATCGGTGACGTTCCAGAGCTTGTAGAAGGCCGAGCGGGCGGCGTCCGAGTCGGGCGTGGTGATGGTCGCGGTGACTTGGTTGTTGCTCGCCCCGCCGATGACTACCCCGCCGTCCACCGTGTCCACCTGGAACAGGGCCGCGCCCTGCCCGTCATGGACCACGAAGCGGACCAGCTTGCCGGCCAGGCTGATCGGGTCGCCGTCGGCGTCGGCGTAGGCAAACACGAAAGCGGCCGTCCCGTTCTGGGGCATGGTCAGGTCAGCTATGGTGCCGCCCAGCGACGTGTAGAAGCCCGAGAGCTGGGTAGCGGCCAGCGGCGTGATGGTGCCGCCGGCGGCGCTCACGTCGCCGTCCAGGTGGGCCCACTGCTGGGCCAGCGTGGCGGCCCCGTTCACGGTGCCGAGCAAGGCGGAGATGATCGTGGCGGCCGAAGGCGGAGCGGTGTAGGACGATGCGAGTACCCAATTCCCCTTGCCGTCAAGGGCCCCTGCCGCGATGGCGTTGGACGTGATAGCCCCGTTGGCCAGTGTCATCGCCGAGCCGACCGCGGCGGGGGCGCCAGGCAGGTTGTCGGTCTTGGCTTTGACGGCGGCCACGGTGGACTCGCTGGCCGGCGATGCCGGCAGGTTGTCGGTCTTGGCTTTGATGGCAAAGGCCTGGTCGTTCACGCCCTCCATGACCGAATTGGCATAGAGCACCTCGAACCCGAAGCTGGTAATCCCGAGGGGCTCGACGGGGTCGTCCAGGTCGTACCCGAAAACATCAATGGTGAGCCGGCCATGATGCTGGCGGCCTTCGCCGGTCCACTCCACCACGCCCTGGGCCTCGGCGGCATCATCGAAGCTGTTGGCCGCGTCCGAGAAGATCAGAAATGGATAGTCGCCCGCGGTCACGATGTCGGTGGGCATGTCGCCGCGGTAGACTCCCGTGGCGGCGGTCTCGGTCAACGGCAGTAGGCAGTCGGCGAAGACCGCCTCGTCCAGGTCCACCCATCCGGCGACGGCGGCAGTCTTCCATACCTGGCTGGTGGCCGGGTTGAAGATGACAGCCGACAGAGTGCGGCCGCTGCGGTCATGGTGTAGAAGATCAGCCATGGCAATGTTCCTCCACGCTCCCAGACCGCGTTCCCATGTCGGCGTGGGCTCGGCCACGAGATCGAAGGCGGTCAGGTCCAGTTCGGTGAGCTGGTAGCCGCCGCCCAGGGCGGTCATCGCGGCGTTGACGGCGGTCACGTGCCAGTGCAGCGACGTGCCCGACAGCGGGCTGGTGGCCACGCCGAGCAGGACTAGTTCCTCGTTGACCAGCAGACACCAGGGATTGCCGCTGTCGCCGCCGATCAGCGCTTCGTAGAACGCCAGCCGCGTGGCATCGGTCGGCACCTGGAAGCGGACTTCCGAGTTGAGGGCCCACAGGTCCACCACCAGAGCCTTTTCCTCGTAGTCGAGCGACAGAGCCGGAATGCCCGAGCCCCAGCGGGAAATGTAGTCCCGCCAGTCGGCCGGCAGGACCTTGGCAAAGCCGATGCCAGCCGGCACGTCGCTGTCGAGCAAAAAGAGCGACAGGTCGCCGGCTGGCGTTGCGGTGGCCGTGATGGTCCGGTTGACCACCGTCCCGTCCATGGCCACGAAGCGGACCGTGGCCCCCACCGGCAGGGCGAAGTGGGCGGCACAGATGCCGTGCCGTGGCGAGACCAGGATACCCGCCTTGACGTGGGCGGCGTTGGAGTTCCACGGGCTCAGCGGCGTGGCATCGACGGCTGACCCTTGGGCCAGCCAGCAGGTTGCCGAGCGGACATACTCGGGCGTGGTGTGGTCCTGCAGGGAGAAGATGGGCTTGTCGGCCCCGATCGCGGCGATGCGGTCGTCGATCTGGGCGGCACAATGTTGGGCGAGCGTGGCCATGCATCACGATCTCCAGCCCGGCAGCCGCCGCAGCGTGGGCAGGTTGCGCGCCAGCTCGGCCAGTTCCTCCCGGCGGGCCAACAGTTTCCGTATGGCGTCGGCGTCGGTGGGCTCGCGCCGCTGGACGGTCCATCCGTCGGCCTCGGCTCGGCTGGCGATGGCGTCGGCCCGGGCCTCGGGGGCCTGTACGGTGCGGGTGGCCTTGCCTTTGGTCAGGTGCAGGATCATGGTTGCTTGAGAACCTCCACGGCCACCTGGACGCTGATGTTGGAGCTGGCAAAGTTGATGGCGGTCAGGTACAGCGTCCATGCCCCGGTCTGGTTAACGCCGACTCCGGTTCCTTGGGCGACCGCCATGCCCGATGCCGACGCCTGCAGGGTGCGGTAGCTTTGCGTGCCGGCCCCGTCGCCCTGGATGAGTCCGTCGCCGGGCGGGGCGAACAAGTCGCCCAAGTTCTGGAACAGGTAGCCATAGGTGGCATCTTCCGATGCCACGCCCGCGGCTATGCTGGTCAACGGGTCGCCGGCGATCACCTCGCCGACGCTGGTCAGGCGGATGATGTCGCGTGGGCCCAGCTCGCCGGCGGCAAAAACAACCGTCTTGGCCTCGGTGGTCTCAGTGGTGAGACTGAACGTGACCATGGCCTTGAGCCGGCCAGTGGTGGAGGTTGGAGAGGCGAAGGGCATAGGCGACGTTTCAGCGTTGATGAGCCGCGTAAACCGACAGAAGCCAGAAGGCGCCGGCGACGATCAGGCCCGACAGAACCGGCGTTACCAGTTGCCACAGCCAACTACGGGAAGCCTCCAGCTTTTCCACACGCTCGCGGAGTACCAGCATCCCGTCATGCAGGCCCTGCCCCTTCGCCCACACTTCATCCCGCAGGCGGCGAACGTCCTGCACGAGGGGGTGATTGTCCAGGACCTCGTGGGCGGCCTCGCGGGCGGCCTCGCGGACCAGGGCCATCTGTCCTTCATCCAGCTTGGGGGGCATTGTCAGTTACTCCCGGGGGCTGGAGGATTACTTGCCGTCGGACAGCTTGCGGCGGTCTCGGACGCTGCTCCAGAGCGACAGGCCAGCCAGGGCAATCGCGGCCAGGCCGTTGGCCATGGCCGACGCGACGCCCTCGGCTTCGGTTGCGTCCAGGCCCAGCTTCGCGGCAAAGACCCACGCCAGGCCGCGTGCCACGGCGAGCGTGGCCCAGGTGACAAGTTGCTTACGGTCCATGATCCACCACCTCACGGCCAGCTTCAGCAGGCCCCAGGAGCTAAAGACCCACCATGGCCAGAGCGGACGCCACCAGGACACGCATCACCGCGCCCATGGCATCCCGCTGCCACGCCATGCGGGCCGCGTTACGTTCGTTCGCGGCCGACCACTCGGCCGACTGCCGATCCCACTCCGCCAGCAGGTCCCCGTTGGGCAGCTTCGCCAGGATGGCCCGGTGGGCGGCGTAGATGTCGCCGCGGGCGGCCACCTGCAGCCACTCCCACGCCTGTTCGGTGGTCATGGCCACAAACGCCGGCCCGTACTGGGCGACGATCGGGCGCCATTCCTTGGGCAGCTTGGACTGCAGCTCTTCGAGGGTCACGGCCGGCCGTCCTTTCCGTCGCGGGCGTCCCGGAACTTCTGCCAGGCGGCAGCCTGCAGACTAAGGGCCGTCCTCATGTCGGCTTCGGACAGCTCGCCGCGTTCGGCACGGGCGGCCGTCTCGGCTGAGAGGGCGGCGGTTCGGTCCAGAAGGCCGCTGTACTCGGCGGAAAGCTGCACGCCAGAGCAGCCGGCAAGCAGGACCAGGAGCAGGAGCCCCAGGACGATGGCCGTCCAGTACCAGGCGGCGGGTGCGGTTCGCGGTCGCATGGCCGCAATCATGCGGCAGGGGGCTGGCGGGGCGAAGTTGGTTCGGCGGCCCGCAGGCGGCGGCGGCGGTTGGCGGCCGAGAGCGACACGTCCAACTGGGCCCGCTCCAGATGCACGCCGACGATGGCCCAGGCCTTGGGCGGAAGGTCGGCCACCGCCTTGCCCGCCGCGGCGATTTCGCCGGCCAGGGCGGCCCTGGCAGACTCCAGCTCTTCGGCGGTCGCAGCCTTGCCAAGGTCGCCGGCAGCCCGCCGCTCCAGGGCCATGATCTTGCCGATGGCAGCCTGCACGGCCAGGTGGCTCGCCTGTTGGCACTGCGGACAAACGGCCGGCGGCGGATCGGTGGGCTGGCCGATCTGGCCGTTCTCCAGCACAGGGGCGGTGGTCCGCCGTGGCGATGGCCTCCGGCACTGCTGGCACTCGGCGTCGATCTCTACGATGACTCGCATGGATGCTTTCATGGGTTCTTACGCGGTAAGAGCGCCGTGCCCCCACACGTCGAAATAGACGGTGCCCGTGCCTCCGCCGGCCAGCTCGAAGTCGGCCTCATAGGCGGGGTAGGCGTTGTTGTAGCCCGGCGAGTAACGATGTATCAGCGACGCGGTAGAGCCGACCCCGAGCAGCGTGATGGCGGTGCCGTCCACCTCGATTCGCTTGGCAGGCATCACGCCGGTATCGTTCTCCAGGTCGTAGACCATCAGCTCGCGGGTCCGGTCGGCCACCTGGAAGACGCGGACGCCGTCGGCGTTCATGTACACGAAGCGGGCCAGGACGATGTCGCCGCCCGCCAGCAGGTGCGATGGCTGGCCGTCCTGGGCCAGGAGCGGGTCCTCTGACAGGTTGCGGAGGATGACATCCTCGCCGCCGCTGCTGGAGGCTTCGGACACGGAAACGGACGTGGCTGGGTCGATGTCGGACCCCGGGCCGGCACAGATGCGGCCGTTGTAGGTGCCATCGCCGCAGCCCGTCGTGTCGATGACCTCCACCATTTCCTGCCGCTCGTGGTTGACCTCCCGCCAGTAGACGCCGTCGCCGTCCACGTTCGCATCGGTGCCCTCGGGCGAGAGCATGGCGTAGAAGACCGAATCCTCCGGCCGGGGCATGAGCATACGGACGACGGTCTCCCGATCGCTCTCCACGGCGGCATCTGTCCCGCCCACGGCATGGCACAGGGCCAGGTAGTTGTCCGACTCGTAGGGGCACGTGACCACTTTGAACCGCCTCACCACCGGCGGCGGATCGTAGGATTCATCGAAGCGGTCAGCGGTATGGAAGTTCACTCCGCCCATGCTATTCCTTCCCCGGCAGCGGCTTGCCCAGCAGGCCGGCGATCGCCGCGGCCGGCTTGCCTCTGCGGATCGTTCGCCCCTCACGCCGCATCTTCAACGCCACTGATTCAGTGAGAAGCTCCACGGTCATGCCCACGGCGTCCAGCGTCATGCCGACCACCTGGGCGCCGCGGCTGGAAGGCCCGCCCCGCAGGCTGATGGCCCGGCCGCCGCCGGTGGCACTGATGACTCGGCCGATGGTCTGCAGCGGCCAGTCCGCCGCGGTGGCGATGCTGCAATGGGTCTGCAGGTCCTGCCCGGCGGCCTGGTACTGCTCGGCCAGTTGCAGGGCGTAGAAGGCATCGGTCTGCACCGGCAGGGCGTCCCGTGCTGATGGATCGTCGGGAATGTTCGGGCCGGGCCAACGGCGCACGTAGTCCCAGCCCGCCCGCACCATGCCCGATCGCACCAGATAGGTGCCGCTCTGGTCGGTCCGCGGCTTGGACTCGGTCAACCCGTAGTCGGTTTCCACGCAGGCGTCCACCAGCAGCCGCAGATGGCCGTTGTGCAGAAGGGTCATGTACGAGCGGTAGTCGCCGCACCGCTCGGCTAGCGGCTGCCAGCGGGCCAGGTCTTCGCGGACGATCCACAGGGCCGCCCGGTCGGGGTCAATGCGGTAGTCGGACCCCGACTTGAGGCGAATCCATTCGGTGAACGTGCCGTCGCCTTTCTTGGCCCGCAGATAGACCTGTGCCGGCAGCTTCCGCCACTGGTCGGGCGAGCCTTCCTCCTGGTAGGGAGTGTCCAGCAGGGGCCGGCGGCGGCGGGCGTACATGCCCACGTCGGGGCAGTCAAGCCCCTGGACGATCACGGACAACACAGGCGGCGTCCAGTTGTAGTCCACGCCGGCGTAGGCCGGGTTGCTCGCCGCGTCGGCCCCGTGAAACTCGTTGGCCTCGTTCCAGACGAAAAGCCGGAAGACGTGGGCGTACCGGGTGGACTCTTCGCCCGACCGCACAAACCGCTTCCGCCATATCTCGGTGGCGGCCGCCCCCTGGGCCTCAACGGTGGCCGAGTCGATGTACTCGCCCACGCCGGGATCGTTTTTCATCCAGTCGGCCGGATTGCCTTCGGTCTTGTTCCATCCGTGCTGCAGGGCATACGTGGCGTCGCCGGCGGCCAGTGTCGGGGTGGCGCCGCCATGGTAGGTCAGCCGCACCTGGACAACGTCCTTGCCCACCACCTCAACGGCGTTGAGGCACCGCCTCCCATCCTTGGCCGCCTCCAGCCTTTTGATGCTTCGCTCGGCGTCGGCCATGCGGGTGCCCATGGCGTTGAGCCGGACATCGCCGGCGTCGCCCTCGCCTCGCTGAAAAAACTTGACCGCGAACGGCCCCCATGCGTCCACGGTCGCCGGTCGCGGGTCAACGTAGAAGTTCCAGTCGGGGGCGAGCACACGGCGGAGTGCTTCCCAGAGCCCCAGCCCGTCCACGCTGGTTTCCTGCAGGCGGGTGGCCGGCAGGTTGGCAACTTCCGGGATGGGGTTGGAAATGCCGCTGGTCAGCGGATCGTTGTACCACGCCAGCAGCATTCCGGCAGCCTCTTTGATGCTCCACCACTCAGAGGTGGCCTGCCCGTTGAGTTCGCCACGGTCGGGCGTCTCGAAGCATCGGCCCGGACAGATGGCCTCTCCCGCACGGTGCAGGAACAGGTCCACGGCGGTCATGTTGTGCCGGCCGCGGGGATTGAAGACGGCGGGCTCATCCCGGCAAGGGAACAGTTCGTGCCGCTCGGTCTGGACGAGCTGGCCCAGGACGATGGCCGCCAGCAGGGCGTCATCGGCCGCGGCGGTGCGGCGGATTTGGCCAATGATCGGGGCATCGCACCCTTCCAATGGGTTGCCGCCCCAGAACCATTCCGGGCCGGCCAGCGAGTAGATGATGGTTTCCCGGCTGCCCTCCACCTGAATCTGGGCCGACACACAGTAGCCGCCGAAGATGGGCCGCTCGCCGGCGGCGATGATGACTCGGTCGCCGATGTTCAGGTTGGCCACGGTTTCAATGCGGGCGTCGGGATCATCCACGGGCTGGCCGGCCACCCATTGCAGGCGGGCGTGGCTCATGCCGGCCACCGAGGACCCGCAGAAGGCCGACAGGAACTTGAGGGAAGGCTCGATCAGGAACGCCCCCCAGCTTGGCGGCTGGTCGGGGTTGAGGATGTTCGGGGATACCCGCGACACGCGGACCACGAACTCGGGGACATCGACGCTCAAGGGCTGATCGGGGACGCTGGATGGATCGAAGATGGCCATGCCGCAGCTCCAGGCTCAGGCGATGCACTCCACGGTGGCCGTCACCTCTTGGGTAAAGCCGGCCGAACACGCGGCCGGCGGACCCACCGGGGCCCAGGCATTGAGCAGGCAGTTCTGGTAGTAGGTCCCGTCGCTGTCCACGAAGTCGTAGACCCGGCCGTCCACGTAAGCGATGGCGTCGGCGGTCTGCTGCTTGATCCCCGCCAGCGTGGAATCGACCAGCCGGCCGCGGATCGTCCACATGAGGGAGTTGGCGCCCAGCCGGTAGACTCGCTTGCCGGACACGCCCGGGAAAGTCTCTTCCTGGCGCCGGTAGCCGCCGCTCAGGGGGCCGGTAACCTTGCAGGCCAGGCCGAAGATGTACGCGCCGTTGAAGGTGGCCACGGGGCCATTATGGTCAAGCCGCGGCCGTGGGCTAAGTTCGGTGCGACTTGCCGCCAGGGCGGCCGCGGTGTAGCGTGGGCGCCATGAACCCTCACTATCGCAGGGCGTTGGCGGCCTGGATGGAGGCGGGCCGGCTTGCGCTTGCCGTTGTCGCCCGCATCGCCGGGCTGGTCCTGGCAGCGGGGGCGGCCGTGGTCGGCGTGCTCGGCTGGTGGAACAATCCGGGCCTCGTCAACGAATACGCCCTGCTGGTCGCCCTGGGGGCGATGGCCCTTGCAGGCGTCTGGCCCCGCGACTGGTGGCCTACCCCAGCCGCCCCGGCAGAGAGTCCAGATCGTCACCGGGCCCCTGCCACTGGTTGCCCACGTTCTGATTGATGATGATGGTGGCCCCGCCGCCAGCGTCCGCCAGCGGTCCGCCCGCCATGGGGGCCTGCATGGTGCCGCCGGCCGCGGCCTGGGGCTCTCCGCCGGTGGAGGCTTGGCCCGCGGCGCCGCCCTTGGACTGGGCGCCGGCGGGCTTTTGCTTGCGGAGGGAGTCTCGCCAGGCTCGGCTGATGCCGGTCCACCGCAGCCACCGCATGATCTGCCGGCGGCGGTCGCCCGCGGTACGGGAGGCATTGCCGGCCACGTCCCGCATCTCCTGGCCGAGGGCATCGACGCTCTTGCCCATCTGTTGCTCCAGGGACGCCTTCTCTTCGGGCGACAGGGAGCCCACAAATTCCTTGAAGTCGGCCTGCAGCCGCTCGTAGAGGATGGCGTTCTCCCGCTGGTCATCGGACCACATGAATCCTTCGCCGCTCCAGCCGCCCCACATCATGGCATCCCCCTGGGCCGTGCGTCGCTGCAGCTCGCTCTTGGCCTCGGTCAACGCCCGGGCGGCATACTCCTGCCCCACGTCCACCGTCGCCACGTTCTTCTGCATTTCCTCGGCCGCCTGCATCGTGTTCTTGGCCGGCGAAGTCTCCAGGTAGAGCCGGTTGGACTCATCCAGTTTCTTGACCGCGTCGGGATCGTTGACGCCCGCCACGGCCGCGGCTTCGCGCTCGCCCGCCGCCTTGCCGCTGGCCAGCACCAGGGCATCAAACAACTCCGGCCGGCCGCCCATCGCCTCGCGGACTTCCTGGGGGCTCTTGGACGCCAGCTCCTTGAGCTTGGCCAGTCGCTGCTCCAGTGGCAGGGCACGCCACGCCGCGACGTTGGCTTCGCCCTGCATCGTGCCGCGGAGCTTGCCTTCACGCTGCCGCAGGTCTTCGGCCATGTTGGACAGCTTCTGCTGCCTCTCCCGCAGCCGCAGCTCCTGCTCTTTTTTTTCCAGGGCCTCCCTCTGCTGCAGCTCCTGCTCTTCCTTGGCCTGGGCCTCGGGCGTCCACTTGCCCCGCCGCTTGAGGCTTCCCATCTGCTCGCCGAACTTGTCACGGCGGGCGGCGTTGGCGGCGGCCCACTTCTCATCCTCGATGGTTCCCTTGTCGCGGGTGTCCACCAGGTCCTGCCGCAAACGGCGGATGGCTTGGGAGTCTTCGCCTTCACCGGCCACGCGGGCCTCAAAGGCCTTGTCGCCCACCTGCACGCTGCCCGGCAACAGGCCCTTGGACGCCACCAGGGCGGAGATCTTCTCCTGCATTTCCGGCTGGCCAGAGCCGACCACGTGCCAGAGCATCCTGGACTTCTCGGCCCCCTGCTCGGGGCTGGTGGCCACGCTCATCATCGCCGATGCCTGAGTCACGGCCCGCTTGAAGCTCACGCCCTGGGCCATGGCCGGGGCGATGGCCGACAACAGGGACCGCTGGAAGGCCTTGGGGTCGCTGGTGCCGGTGACGATCGCCGCCTGTTCCATCTGGCCGAGGATCTGCTTGACGTTCATGCCCTGAGCCTGGCCGGCCAGCACCGTCTTAAAGAGCTGGTCCATTTCCTCTTTGGACTCCATGCCGATGCGGGCGGCGTACTTGCCAACTTCGGTTACCACGTCCGCCCCCTTCTTCTCCCGCACGTCAAAGCCGAAGCTGGCGCCAGCACCGATCAGGTTCGCCGACTGGGCGAAGTTGAGGGCCGTCTTCCGCATCGTGTCAATGCCCAGTTGACGGGCGGTGTCTTCGCCGGTCTTGCCCTTTAAGGCCAGGTTGTCCATGATGGACTTGGCCATCAGGTCCGCCGCCCACTTCTCGCCCACCAGCTTGGTCTGGGCCTCCACAATGGACTTCAGCCGCTCATCGTAGAGGGCCAGCAGGCGAAGTGCCCCGGTGATGGCGGCGGACACGCCAAGATACTGCCCGGCCATCTTGCCAAGACTGTCGGACAGGCCCTCGGTGGCCTTGCGGCTCTTGTCGCTGGCGTCGGCGTGCTCGCGTTTGCTCCGGGCGGCCCGCTCGCTGGTCTTGGCCGCCTCTTCGGTCTTGGCGGCGGCCTGAGTCTCCGCCTTGGCTTCCTTCTCGGCCGCCTTGGCCACATCTTCGGTCTTGGCGGCCAGCTCGCCCTGGGCGTCGGCCGCCTTCTCGGAGGCGGTCTCCAGTTTCTTGGTGGCTTCCTCCTGCTGGCGGGTGGCGTCTTCCACGCGGTCCAGGCCTTCGTACAGCCGTTGCAGGTCCACCACCGCCTGAGCCGTGCGCAGGTCAACGTCAATTTCCATCTTCTCGGCCATGGCTACCTCCCAAGCAGTCGGGCCACCCATCCGCGTCGGGGTGCGGCAGTCGGCGGCGTCGGGGCGGCGGGCATCGGCAGGACACGCGGCGACAGCTCCAGGACCAGGGCGAGCACGTCATCCCCGCCGGCCAGGTGTTCCATCACGCCCTGATGCCATGCAGTGCCGCTCAGGACCATGCCCAGCTCGGCATCGGTCAGCCGGTAGTTGCGCAGCACCACGGCGGCCGCGTAGCGGAAGAAACTCATGCCCGCCAGCATTCGCAGGCCGTCGGTGAGGGCCAGCTCCTTCATCGCCAGCCGCCGCCGGTCGGCGATGGCTGGCTCGGTCATGCACGATGGCACAAGCTCGCGGACGGGCTCGCCGGCAAAGTAGACGATCCGCACGTCCTGGCGGGGGCTGGGCAGCCAGAGGCAATGCTGGCCCTGGGGCCCGAAACCAGAAACGGGCACGTCAAAGTGCCCGTCCTGGCGGCGGCGTTCTTGTTGCCATGCGAACTCTTCGCCGCCGGGAGCCTGGAGGATGCCGCCTTCCATGGATGCTCCCCGGGTTGTCTACACGGTCGGGTCAATCAGGACGCGGATCTCCAGCGTGCCGCCGGCGGTGGAGGTGACATACAGGGCGGTCACGTCGGTGGTCAGCGGGTTGGCCCGGTTGTCGCCGGTCTGCCACTCTTCCACGCCGTTGGCGGCCAGCGTGATGGTGTTCGCCGGCGAGCCGCCGCTGTTGGTTTCCAGGGTCATGGCCCCGCCGGTGGCCTTGATGTAGAGGGACTTGATTTGGCTCACGTCCAGCGTCAGGGCCACCAGGAGATCCGAAGACAGGGCAGGGATGACCTCCGACACGTTCAGCTCCTGCCCGGCGGACTGAGACATCTCGGCGGTGATCTGCGTGCCGTTGGTGCCGATGAAGGTGCGGATGATGCGGTGAGTCAGTGCCATGGTTTGCTTTCCTGTTGATGGTTGCCAGATTGCAGGACTACGCCGCGGCGATCGTCACCGGGTTGCCGCCGTCGGTCTTGGAGGCGACACCGGAAACGGAGCCGGTCCACACCGCCCCATGCTGGGCCGACGTGCGGGGATTGCCGAAGGTCACGCCCTCAACGGTGACGATGACCTCGGTGCCGCCCGACTCGGGGACACCGCGGAAGATCAGCGTGCCGTTGGCGGCCGCCATAGCCCACGCCTGCACGGGGTCCTTGAGGTTCACGCTCACGTCGGTGGTGCCCGGGCCGCGGGCGGACCAGGACGTATAAGAGTCGTTGTCGCCCGAGTCGCGGAGCATCTGGTGCGACTGGTTCACGTCGATGGACTGAATGGTGGTGTACGACACGCCGCCGACGGTGCAGGTCTTGACGTTGAAGTAACGCATGGGCTTTGGTTCTCCTATGCTCTGTGGTCGCTCTCTTGCCGGCGACAGGATAGAGGATCGGGCCGCCGGCCGATAAGTTGGTCTACAGGGCCTGCTGGTAGCCGCACACCACGTCAATGACCGCCGCCCGCATCTGGTCGTTGCTCGCCGAACGGTACTGCCGGTAGGCCCCGTGGACGCGGGTGCCCGGGATGTACTCGCCGCCAAACATGATCCGGGCGGCGTTGCCGTCGCGGAGCGGGTCAACGTCCAGGGCGTCGCGGATCAGGTCGGCCAGGCGGGCCAGCTCGATGGCCAGGCCGCCGTCGGCATCGGTCCCGGTGGCGTCGTTCACCTTCACAACGACCTGAACCGGCACACGGCAGACAAAGTCCAGGTCGTTCTCGGTGGGCTGTCGCCGCTCGGGGTCGCCCACCACGATGGCCACCGCCGATCGCTGGAGCGGGTCGGCGGCGTTGACGAACGTATCCACCGCGGGGGCCGTGGACACCGAATCAAAGAGGGTGACGCCGGTTTCATCCAGCAGCCGCTCCAGGGTGTCGCGGATGTTGGCGACGATCTCCGATTCAGGCATAGGTCAGCCCTCCGATGTTGTGCGAGTTGAACCATGCCACGCGGGCCTTGATGGCTTCCCGCAGCGTGGTCAGCAGGGCCTGCTGGACCTTGGTCTTCTCCAGCGTGAACCATCGCCGCTGGGGGCCTCGGCCGGTGCCCTCGTTGTGGTGGATCATGTACGGCTTCTCCCTGGGGGCGTAGGTCAGCTTGAGGTAGCTGCCCCAGGCGGTGACAAAGATCAGGTCCAGGCTCATTTCCGAAAGCGGGTCAATGATGCCCTTGGCCGGCCGGGTGATGCCCGTCTTGGCGGTGAAGGCCACCGACCGGCCGCCCTTGGTGGTGAAGCCCACGGCGATGTAGGCCCGCCGGCCCTCCCGGTACTGGCGCCGCCTCTCGGGGTTGCGGAAGCGGACGCGCTTCTGGCCGGCATGGTAGAACAGGCCGCGAAGGTTCACGGTCTGCTGGGGCTTGCCGCCCACGGCGTCGATGGTGGCCAGGTAGGCCGGGGAGTACGGGGCGAAGGGCTGATCGTTCTCGCCGATGCCCGCCAGGGTGGTGGACACGATGGCCTCGGCGGCGTTCTCGCCGGCGAATTTCAGATCTTCCTGGAGGTTGGCCAGGACGCCCCGGAGCCGGGCCTTCACGCGACGGATGGAGGCGATGGAGCTGGAGACGGGCATGGAGGCTTTACCTCCGGGACCATGATCCCACGGAAATGCCGGCGGTCTGGGCCTGTCCGGCCTGGGCGGCAGTTTGCTCCTGGGGGTTGGCCGCGGCGGCCGCCTTCATCAGGTCATCGAACCGTTGCAGGCACTGCTCCATGATGGCGGCGAACTCGGCCACGTGCTCGCTCTCGCGGGCGGAAAGGCCCTTGGTCAGTTCGGCCTGGGCCCGCCGGAGCTGGTCAATGTTCGCCAGCCGCGACAGGTCGGGCAGGCGGATGCCCGTCAGATGAGGAACGAAGGCCCCGGCGCCAGAGCCGCCGAAGAGCCAGGGCATGGCCGCCGGCAGGCTGGAGGCGACGATCTGCCGCATGGCCTGGGCGTGCAGGTGGGCCAGGCCGTAGGTGGAGTCATAGCCCGGCAGCTTGGCGGCAGCGGTGGCGGAGAGCATCACGTCTTCATCCACAGCGAACGTCGGGACCACCACCAGATTGGTTTCCGTGCCGGAAGCGGTCAGGATGGCCCGGCCGGTCATGCCGCTGCCGCTGGCCGGCGACAGGTCGAAGTAGGAGCCCGCCGCAGACGCTGTCCCGGTCAATACGGGCGTCGATTTCGCCGGGGATGAGTACAGAGTCAGGGTGAGGCCCGAAAGCGTGCCGTAGAGCCTGCCACGATCGGAGAACGTGCTTCCGTGGCGAGTGCTCAGGCCGGAAAGCATGGCCACCTGCACGGCCGAGGTGGCCGGCAGGATCGGGACATACTCAAAGGCTGGCACGCTCATGGTTCGTTCACTTGGCCTTGCTGGCCCGGCGAATCTCGCGGATGGTGGCCCGGCTGATGCCCTCGATGGCCAGGAGCTGCTCGTCGCTCATGTCGGCCAGCTCGGACAGCCGCCGTCCGGCGAAGGTGGGCTCCTGGGCCGCCGGGGCCTGGGCCTTGGGCTCAGGGGTCCAGCCGGGCACCGGAATGCCGCGGACCTGGAGGGCGTCCAGAACGGCGGCCACCTTGGCGGCGTCGGCCGCCTCGGCCTCGATGGCGGCCTTGGTCTTGCCCCACCAGTACGCCAGCGGCCGGCCGGCGACGTGAACCTGTAGGTCATGGCGGGAGCTGCTGCCCATGGCCTCCAGGACCGCCGGCAGCAGGTTGGACTGGTTGAGCACCACGTAGAGCCCGGCGACGATGAAACGCTCGGCCGGGGTGGCACCCCGCAGGATGCCCGTCATACGCGGATCGTCGGCGACGCTGTTCATGCTCAACGCTCCAGCAGGCAGAATTCCAGGTTGACGGCGGCGGTGTCGGCCTTGGCGTAGAGGGTGGTAGTCGCCAGCGGCACAATCGCACAGTCGCCCGGCAGCAGCTTCACCAGGGGATAGAAGGCGGCCCCCACGTCCACGCCGATCTGCACGAAGTTGGTGGCGTCCAGGTTCTTGAACCAGCAGAAGCCGGCCGTGGCCACCTCGGCGGCGATGACCACCGCCTCATGGGCCGCGAAGCCGATGGCCTGGACGCCGGCGGCGTAGGAGTCTCCGGAGATGTCCCTCCGCAGGCTGGCGGCGGACCGGGACACCAGGAATCCCTTGGAGGCGGACATGGACAGGGTGAGGGTCAGTTCATTGGCCATGATGCACCAGAATGGCAGGCCCGGGAATCGCGCCCGGCTGGCAGTGGGTATGAGCCACCTTGAGACACTATGCCTCCCGCCTGCTAAAAGAATGGGCGAGCCGGCAGTCAGCGAACCGGCCCGCCCGAAGGGGCAACTTGCTCGCCCGGCCTTAAATGGTCGGGTCGGTGTAGCTGGTGCTCGCCGCCACGTGGGCGGCCACGCCGTTGGGCCGGTTGTAGACCGCGGCGCCGGCGATGCGCTCCCATCGCTTGTTGCGGAGGGCGGCGTCGCCGTAGACCGCGCGGGTGTCGTCCTGCACCAGGCGGAAGCCGCGGAACTGGGCGAGCTTGTGCTCGCGGACCTTCACGGGCTTTTCGTCGGCCCGGTCGTACATGAAGAAATAGCCGGTCGGCATGAACGGCTGGACCACCACCTCGCACGAGCAGCCGGCCACCTCGATGCGGCCAATGGCCCGCGGCGACGTGACCAGGGCGTAGCTGCCGGTGGGGTCGATGACCCGGGCGTTCTGCACGGGCTCAAAGCCCGTGAAGCCGCGGATGGTGTCGGCGGCGGCCGAGTTGATGAGCATGACCACATCCTTGGTCTTGCCCACCGCCACCAGCTTGGCGTAGGCCGCCGTGGGCGAGGCGATCGTCATGCTCGCCTCGTTGGTTCCGATGTAATGCTGCAGGCTGCCGATGTCGGTCTTGGTCCCGTCGATGTAGACGGCGCCCACGGCCGAGTCGTTGTTGCACAGCCGCTTGACGGCCAGGCTGCCCAGGTTGGACCCGGGGAAGATGCCGTCGGTGAAGGTGTAGTTGGCCGAGTACATGGCCGACCGGAGAATCATCTTCACCATGGTTTCGTAGTCGCGGGTGGCCGCGGCCAGAACGTCCTTCTGCAGGTCCTCCAGCGTGCAGACCTGGAGCCACTCTTCGGAGTAGAGCTGCCGGTCACGGAGGCGGCGGATCGGGAGCGCCACGCTCCACTGGTCCAGGGCCCGCGTCGCCTCGGTCTCGCCGGCTTCGGTGTAGGGCTGCATCTCGCCGCCGAAGTTGTAGCCGAAGTTGGCCTGGGCGATGGTGTCGATGGTGCAGAGATTGCGCAGCATCTCCTGCAGGACTTCGTCGTACTGGCGGGCGAAGCTGCGCAGGGCCTCCATGGCCCGCTGTTCGGTGAAGTCGATCAGCGACTGGCTGGCCAGGTCGCGGGTGTCGTAGTTGCCGAAGATGTTCAGGATGGCCATGGCTCGTTTCTCCGTTTCGTGCTATCGGTCGTGTCGGTGCGTTGCCTGCTCGTTGACTCGTTGACGCTTCCGCCCGACGTTACGGGTAGAAGTAAATCTTCGTGGTGCTCACGCCGAGGCCGATGGCGTTGCTGGCCGACTGATCGGGGGCCTCAAACTGCAGCTCCACCACGGGCTGGTCGATCGCCGCGGCGGCCGCGGTCTTGGTCATGGTCAGCTCCAGCACGTGGCCGGGGGTGACCGCCAGATTGCCGGCGGTGCCGTGCAGGGTGAGGCTGCGGGCGACATAGCCCGTCAAGGCACTGCCGCCGGTGGCCTTCGTGGTATTGGCGTCGGTCGCGGCCAGCATCGGGGTAGTCCCGTCGCCGGCGGCGCCCTTGTTGGTGAGGGCGAAGGTCCAGTAGTTCGTGTCGCTGGTGGCGATGGTGGTCTTGGCCGAGAGCTTGACGGCCCGCAGGGTCGCGGCGCCCGGGGGCACCAGGACGCTGAAAGCGGAAGTGCTCGCCACTTCCGACTGCTCAAACTCCAGCTCAACCACCAGCTCCACCAGGTTGGCGCCGCTGGCCGCCTTGGTGGCCGAGAACTCCAGCACGTGGCCAGGAGTCACAGCAAGGTTGCCGGCGGTGCCGTGGATGGTCAGAGCCCGTGCCACGTAAGCGGTGATCCCGCTGCCGCCGGTTGACTTGGTGGTGTTCGCATCGCTGGCCGCCAGCATGGCCGTGCTACCGTCGCCGGCGGCGCCCTTGTTGGTGAGGGCGAAGGTCCAGTAGTTGGTGTCGTTCGCGGTGATGGCCGTCTTCACGGACACGCGGGCCGCCTTGAGGGTGTTAGCGCCCTGGGGCACCACGACGTTGAAGGCGGTGGTGGCGGACAGATCGGCCAGGCTGGACACGGCCACGGCCACCACCCGCTTGCCGGGGTTGATGGTGGAGCCGATCGTATTGGTGGCGGGCGGAGTGTGGGTCAGGCTGCCGTTGTCGGCGATGTAGACCTTGCCGCCCTGGGTGACGCCGGTAAAGCCCTCAACGATGGCCCCGTTGGCGAGGGCGGCCTGATCGCCGATGGGCACCGCGGCCTGGTACGAATAGCCCAGGTAGCTGGCCCGGTTGGTGGACGTGCAGGCCACCACGGGCGGGGCGCCGCCGTCGCCGGTGCCCGAAGAGGCGATGGCGACAGGGCCCGCGGCCGCCAGGGCCGAAGTCACAACCACGTTGGGAATGGCGCGGTTAAGGGTGGTCAGTCGCAGGGTTCCGGCGGTAATGGCCATGACGTTCTCCTATGCTCAGTTCGTGGGCAGACCAAAGAACATCCGGCCCAGACGGCCGGACTGAGTGTTACCGTTGTTGGGCTGGCTGGCAGCCTGGCCGCTCTGGCCGTTGCCGCCTACGCCAGGACCCGGGCGGAAGCCGGGCTTTTTCAGGTGCGGCCGCTTGTTCAGGAAGCTGGCCACCAGTTGGCGGACAGTGGCCGGCTCGCCCTTGCCGTCCAGCATCGGCGTGCCGTCTTCGTTGAGAGGCGAGACCTTGACCTTGAGCCGGCCGCCGTTTTCGTCCACGTCGGCCGATACGCCAATCCGCGGGGCCAGCAGGGCCACCACGTCGTCAAAGGTGCCGTTGTCGCTGTCGATGGCGTTTTCGGCCAGGCAGGCGGCCCGGATCGGGCTGATGACTGCGTGCTCGCGGACCCAGGCATCGCGGGCGGCGATCTGCAGGTCCTTGGCCTCGGCCACCTTCTTGACCTGCCGCTGGTGGGCGGAGTTCAGCTCGGCCTCGCGGTCTTCCCACTTGGCCTTGCCGCGGCTGGCACTGCGGGCGGCGGCGACGGTCTGCAGCAGCTCATCCAGGCCGTCGGCTTCGATGGCCACGGGCTGGTCAGCGTTGCCGGTCGGCTTGACCTGGAAGGCATCGGGGTCAAGGCCGAACTGGCTGGCGAGAAACCGCAGGCCCTGGCGGAGCTGGTCGCGTTCCTTCTGGAGCCGCTGGGCCTCGGCCTTCGGCACGGTATCGCCGCCCTGGCCGCCCTGGCCGTCGCCGCCTTCAACGAAGTGCAGGGCCAGCATGAGCGGGCTCATGGCCCGGCTGCTGCGGTTGCCGCGTCGGTTGTGGATTCTCGCCCAAGGCATCGACCGGCAGTATGGGAATCGGGGCGACGGGCTCCAAAGTTCCATTATGCCCGGCGGGCGGAGCGGAGGGTGCGCCAGCCCCCGGCGGTGCGGTACTGGAGGGAGCGGTAAAGAAACTTCTGGAAGGCGGTGGTGGTCAGGTAGGCAAGAATGACCAGCCACAAGACGGCACTGGGGCGGATGCGGACTTCAAGGTGGATAGTCCCTGGCATGATGGCTCGTGTCTTGGCGGCGGCCGGTCAGTATTTCTTACCGCCAGGCGACAGCCTCGCGGCGTCGGTGTGGTCCTGCCGTGTCGCGTTGTAGGCGAGCTTCTCCACCATCGCCCCGCCCAGGTCCAGGCCCAGTCCGCCGGCAATGTCCAGCAGGCGGATAAGAGCGTCGGCCAGTTCGACCTCGAACATGCGGCGGTGCGGTAGCTTGTCGTCCATCAGGCCCTTGCGGTGGCCCTCCAGGGCTTCGGCAAGTTCGCTGGTGACCAGCATCAGCATCTCGCCGACGTTGCGTTCGATGAGGTAGCCCGTGGCCGGGTCGCGCCACCAGCGAGTGTTCATGTTGTGGACATGCGCGGCGATGGAGTTGATCGCCGGGGCGGTCATCAGCTTCACGGGCGACAGATCGGGCATCGTCCAGACCACTCCATTGCCGGGGCAGTCAAACGTGCCGCACAGACCAGCGGTGTTGATCGCTCGGCCGCATCGGGGGCAGTTCGTGTTCATGGCTTCACCTTCTCCATCCCCCGCACAGCCGCACGAATCGCCACCAGGGCCTTCGCCGCCGCCCCGCCGTGCCGCTCATCGAAGGCCAGCATGTGCAGGTCGTCCAGCGTCGCCATGATCGTGCCGATGCACTCCTGGTACTCGGCAATCTGCCGCGTCATCGTCGGCACTGATGCCAGCACCTGGCCCAGCCGCTCCGATGATTCCCGCATGGCCTCATAGATCGCCGCTTTGTCCACGTCGGGCCGGCGTGGTGTTTCACGGCGAATCGTCAGCGTGGTCTTGTCATCCCAGAACAGTTCGGTCTCGGTCACGTAGTTGACCACCTCCAGCGTGCCGCGGTGCTCGTGGCAGGTGGCGTAGCTCGTGCGTCCAACAACGGGGGTCGGGGCCATGGTCATCATCCTTTCACTTGCAGAAACATGCGTTGCAGAGGCCGTCATACAGCCCCTTTCCTTGCTTGCAGATTCGGCACACGGGCGGCGGCGCGTCGGGTTGATGCTCCAGCTTCCACCGGGCATCGGCGGCCGCCTCGCGCTCGGCAATGTCCGCGCACTCGGCTATCTGCCGCGCCACGCGGCGGGCCAGCACGGGCGACAGGACCGAAATGGTTTCGCCCTCACGGTCCCACGCCGTGAGCAGCACGCTGCCGCCGTTGCCGACTGTGGCCTGGAGCGTTGAACCGTCGTCATGGTTGACAGAGAAAATCATGGCTTCACCTCTCGCGATGGCCTGCACCGGCAGTCCCACGATTTCTTGCGACAGCTCGTGCAGCGGCCGCTGGCGATGTGTCGCAGTCGGCGTGCCTCGGCCGGGTTGTCGCGGGGGTACTCGCCCCACATGCCGAGCATCGTGGCGGCAACAAGTGTCAACGGTGGTCTCATTGCGTCACCTCGTTCCTTCGCTTCTCCCGCACCGTTCGGGTGCGTCTAGAGTTCACTTCTCGTTATCCGGTGCCTGGTAGCCCAGGCCCGCCGTTCTCCGCTTCAACCAAGCCCGATACTCGCGGGCCACAGGCAGCGGCGCCGGCAGGTGCCGGTTGTCGCGGTTGAGAGCTTGGAGCTGGGCGGCCTGCTTCGCCCACCAGTCATTCCGGCCTTTGGTCCAGGATCGCCGCCAGTAGACGCGATTGCCCGTCGCCGCGTTTCCCAGGAACGAGTCTCCCGCGTAGGTGTCATCCAGGGCCACGTACAGGCCGACGTTGCCCACTTCCCTGGCGTCCGCGGTCTGCTGGAGTGTGCAGGCCCCGATCGCGTTGTTGCATCCGCCGGCGATGGCCGCCCCGCAGTTGCCGGTATCGAAGATCAGGCAATCCGTGACGCTGCAGGCGTGCGATGAGCGGTCAATCATCGCTCCGCTGCCGCTCTTGCTCTGCAGGCACGGACGGGACCGGATGAACGCTGCGTGGAGGTGGCACTGGTCGCTGGAAAAAAAGTTGACGTTGTCTTCAATGAGCCCATCGCCGCCGGCCTGGTCGTTCCACACGTCCAGCCATTCGATGCTTGATCCTTCGCACTTGTCCAGCAGGACCGCATTCCGCCTGGCATTGCGGACGGCACAGCCGATGCAGGCCACGGTGGCGTGCAGGGCCCGCAGGCTGCGGAAGCGGGCGCCCTCGATGCGGAAGCTGACCAGCCGCCTGGGGCCGCCCTCAACTTCGATCACGTCGAACTCGCCGCCGCGGATGGTCGAACTGCCGGTGACGCGGTAGACGTTCATGGGCGGGCCTCCAGCTCAAGCTCGGCCGAGGCGAAGTGCTCCACCGCCAGCCGCCTGACATCGTCGCCCGCCTCGTCCAGCCGGCCCTCCGTTTCCACTTCGGGCAGGTCGAACTGCAGGCCGATCTGGAACAAGCTGGAGGCCTCTTCCTCATTCGCCGGCGCCCATCCCCTGCGGTTCAGCCGCACCACCAGGCCGCCCTGCTCCAGGATGGCCGCGGCCTCGTTGGCATAGCGCACGTCGGCGATGGCCACCGACTGGCCCTGCGGCAGGAGGATGTTGTCCAGCCAGTACGTCGGGCTGATGGCCCTGGCGGCCTTGCCCAGCTCCACGTAGAGCGGCCGGATGGTTTCCTTGTCGGACGGCGAGCCGGCGTTGATGGCGTGGACGGCGGGCGACAACAGGACCTTGAGCCAGTCCGCGAAGCCCGCCCGCCAGAGGCCCAACCGCGAAGCGATGGAATCCTTGCCGCACCTGGCCACCCCGCACAGGCCCAGCAGCCGGCCCGAGAAGGTCCGCATGGGCACCAGTTCGGCCAGCTCTCCACGCAGCGGCCCGGAACGGAAGGCGTAGAGCTTGCGGCCGGTCTCGCGGGCCACCAGGAACTCCATGGCCGCCCCGCGTGACTCATGCCAGCCTTCCAGCATGACGATGCCGTCCGAATCGACCACGTGGGCCAGGTCCAGCCGCATGTACTCCGCCCGCGTCTTCCGCGTGCATCCGCCGAAGTTCTCGGCGGGGTTGAGCACGCTCCAGCCGCGGGCCCGTAGTTCGCTGGCGGCGGCGTGGAAGGCGGGAAAGTTGTGGTCGGGGCGGCCCGTCATGGGCCCGGAGATGTATAGAGTCGCCATGCTGGCAGACTATACCAGCACTCCAAATTCATTACAAGACTTATCCACGCTTTTTTCTGGACCCGGCCGCCGGCGCCAGGCCGTATACCGGCACCGGCTTGCGGGTGCCGTCGATGGCCTGGATGGTGCGGCGGCCGACGGTCATAGTGCCCAGTCGGACGCCCTCGCGGATGAGCCGCCGCGTGGCGTGGATGCCGCAGCCCCATGCCGCCCGCCACTCTTCGGCACTCCGGCTTCCGGAGCCGGTCATGGGCGTTGCCGCGGTGTTTACGGCCTTTCGCCACTGGTCCACGGTCAAGCCGATCGGGGTAACGTCGCGGTCCATTACTCAGCCTCCGGACGCTCAAACGCCCAAACTCGATGCCGGGTGTGCAGCTCTTCGTCGCCGCGTCGGATGAGCGTGCCGCCGATCTGGGGCTCGGACGTGCGGCCGTGCATGAGCCGAGTCATAAAGGGAGTCTTGAGCTGCCAGCCAGCGGTGACCAGCGACGTGGCGTAGCCGTTGGCGTGCGGCAGGCGGATCTCGGCACAGCGGTGGCGGTGGCTGCGCACGACGATGTCCGGCGGACGCTTCCCCCAGCGGCCCGAGTCGGTGAAGGCGGCCGCCAGCTCCGCGTTGATGGCCGACGTTTCATGGGCGGACGAGTTGGTGGTGCCGATCGTGTGGGCGAAGTGGACCAGCCCCTCGCCGACAGAAAGCCACAGATCCCAGCGGGCGAACTGGCCGGCGGTGTTCGCCGCCGCCTCCAGGTCCCGGGCCAGCCGCTCTTCCTCTTCGCCGCTCTCGCCGGCGTGGGCGGTGGTCCCGCGGATCATGTAGAGCTTTCCGCCCCGGGCACGGCAGGCCTCGGCCACGGGCGCCAGGATCAGCCGGGCGTGCCGCGACTGGTCGGCCAGGTTCTGGGACCATTGCGACGTGGCGCCGTGGTGCCGGCCGTCCAGCGTGTCGCCGTTCAAGACAGCGTGGTAGGGCTCGTCGTGAGTCACTCGCGGGACCCACTCGCCCCAGAACTCCTGCCACATGCGCCACAGGGCGAGCTGGGCCGGCGTGGGCTTGTAGGTGCCGCCGTTGTCGAGCCGGCCGCCGTCGGGGTGGCAGAGGGCGAGCTGACAGCCGATGTGAAGGTCCGACACTACGATGACATTCTTGGGACGTGCGGGCGAACGCTTGGCCATGGTGCACAGCATGGCCTGATTGCCGGCGTGGTCAAAGTTGGGCGAAGTCGGGCACTTCCAGCCGCCCCCCCCCTCTACACTCCCCCAAGAAGGAACACTACCACGCCCCTCTTAATACACCCCTATTCTTATACTTTCTGCTTTCTGCTTTCTGCTTTCTGTTTCCCCAAAGTCTTTACCCAAGGCTTACCCAAAGCCTTTCCTAAAGGCTTTCGGGAAGGCTTTCCCAAAGGCTTTCCGCAAGCTCCAGTGCCCGCACAAGTCGGGCGATAACTGCCACTTGCGCCGCGGCCTACAGGTCGCCGTCCTGGGCCTTTCAACGGACCGACGGGCCACAACTCGGCCGCCCGTAGGGCTTCGGCGATGCGAGCCGGCGAGAGGCTTCCCGATAGGCTTCCGTGAAGGCTTCGGGGCACCCTTTGGGCAAGGCTTTACCCAAGGCTTTGGCAAAGGCTTCGGGGAAGCCTTCCGGAAAGGCTTTCGGGAAGGCTTTCCCAAAGGCTTTGGCTATCGAGCGGGAACGGTCAGGCCCTGGTTGAGAGAGGGCGACACTCTGAGAGTCTCGGCGGGCACCAGCATACAGAAGCAGGCCGTCTTGCAGACGGTGTCCCCTGAGCCAGGCCGGCCCTGGGCATCCCAGTAGGCCATGTCGCCCGTCATGCCCTGCCGCTGCCGGCAGTCGGGGCAGGCGTCGCCGGCGTTGACGGCTACCCATGACAGCCGCTTGTGACCTTCGGCCACGTAGAGCGTGGTCTGGGCGTCGGTGCCTTCGCGGCGGGCCTGCTCGCGGAAGGACTGCTTGGTGTCCGACACCATGCGGCTCATGTAGTCAATCTGGGGCTTCGCCGGCCGGCGATCGGAAACACCTTCCAGGAAGTCTTTCATCTTCGATTCATACGCCAGCCGGCGGCGTTCCATGTCGTCGTGGAGGGCCCGCAGCTTGGCCAGCTTCTCTTTGGCGCCGGGCCCGGGCTGTAGCCAGTAGGCGGCCAGTCGGTTCTCCAGCGTGTTTGCCCGGTCGTTCACCTCAAAGCGGATCACCTGCAGCCGCGTAGTGGCCCGCCGGCGGCCCTCCATCAGCACGCGGGCACGCCAGGCCTCATCATCCACGGTTCCGGGCCCAAGGGCATCCAGGAGCCGCTTGGCGGCCCTGTAGCCGATCTCGCGGGCGGCGGGCTGGACAACGGCGGCGTAGTGCTCCACCAGCTCCTGCTCGAAACTCTCGATGGCCCGCCGTCGCCGCCTGGCGTCGCGCTCCCAGAGCACCGCGTCCAGGACGCCCGCGGCAATGCGGTCCACCGTGGGCGCCAGGCGGAGTACCCGGTCAAAGCTCTGAATGGCCCGCAGATTCTGTAGGAGAAGACGCTCCACGGTTATGCCTCATCGCCGGCGGAGGCTTCCCCGTTCTCGGATACGTTCATGGAGGCTTTGCCGTCATTGATGGCGGCGGCCTGGGCCAGCAGGCTGGACAGGCGGCCCGGGATGGAAACGTCCGAGGACAGCCGCTCAATTTCATCCAGGATCGGCTGCAGCTCGGGATCGTCCTGGTAGATGACCGATCGGGCCGCGGCCTTGAGCACATTCCGGACCAGCGTCGGCGAGAACTCGCCCAGAAGGTCAATGCTCGCCGCCGCATCCCTCAAGACCGAACGCAGGGGCTCGACGTTGTACGGGCCCTTGTACCAGCGGACCGCCAGGCGGGGGTTGGCTGCCGTCAAGCGCTCCACGCTCCAGTCTTCGCCGGTCGCCCAAGACTTGGCCAGGGCGAGCACCTCCAGCGTGAAGCGGTCCAGGCGGCTGGCCAGGTCGCTCAACTCGTTGGTCAGCTCGGCCCGGTTGACCATGGCGTGAAAGCCGCTCTTCTCTTCGCCGGCGGCCTCGCCGTAGACGCCCGCCAGGTGCGACAGCCGCAGGATCTCCTTGACGTAGGACAGGGCCAACTCCAGCTTCATCCTGATATGCGACACGTCGCCCTGCAGGACCTGCGGCCGCATGGTGGACTGGGAATCCACCCAGATAACCGAGAAGGCGGAGAACTGAGACACCAGAGGGTTGCCCTGATCGTCCGTGGGGGCCTGGCCACCCTTGGACGGCAGGCAGGTAATGGCTAGGTTGGCCAGGATGTCCTCATGAATCCAGGACAGAAGCTGGATGATGGTCTTGGTCAGTGCCGCGGCCATCGCCAGCTTGGAAACGCCGAAGTGCCGGCGGGCGGGATCGTTGGCCTTGGCGTAGTAGAGCGTGGCCAGCGGCAAGCGTTGAGTTGGGCAGTAGCCAACATCGTGAGACAGGGCCCCCTGGTAGCCGGACGAGCGAATCCACACCGCCCGATCTTCGCGGATGCCTGAGCCGGCCAGCACGCCGGGCGCCAGCAGCGAAACGTAGCTGACCGCCTGCTGGGCCATGCGGTCAAACGGGGTGGGGCTCTCGTTGGCCCGGTCCTGGAAACAGGCCCAGTTGTAGGAATCGTCGGGCCGGCAGCTCCAGTTGAGCCTTTGCGTGGGCAGCAGCGTGCCCGCCCGCGGCTGCAGGTCGGCGGCCCGGGCGTCGGCCTCGGTGGCGATCTCCGCGGTGGTCGGCGGGTTGGTCACCAGCACGTCAACCCAGCCCATCGCCAGGGCCATGGGCAGGATGGTCTGCCGCACGTAGTCGGTCCAGCGGGTGCCGGCACCGTCACAGTTGGCCAGGAAAGCGGCAAGCTGCGGATCGTCGCCCACGTCGATGGTCGGCTCGTCGGCCCACAGGTAGAGCCGCATCACCTCGATGATGGTCGGGCAGAGGTTGAAGGCGGTGGCGAGCTGCTGGCGGAGGGCGTACTTCGCCGCGGGCTCATCGGTGGAGTGCCGCTGGACCAGGGCGGCGATCTTCTGCTGATCGGGCTCGGCCAGGTCCAGGTAGAGCTGCCACAGCGGCAGGAGCGTGGAATACTCCGACCGCACCGTGGACGGGTCAAACGAGTGGGCAGACAGGGCCGCCAGTAGCTCGGGTCGCATGCCCGAACATCATGCCGATTTGCCGCGGCGGCGGGAACTTGGTAGCGGCAGGTCGTAGGCGAATCCCAGGGCGTCGGCGATGGCGTTTAGCCTGGCCTCCCCCAGGACGTGGTCCCGGCCGCGAAGCCAGGCGTAGAAGTCCGGCTCGCCGATGCCCAGCTTCCGCCGCAAGTCGCCGCGTTCGGTGCGGGCCAGTTGATGGACGCGGGTGCGGAGTTGGTTTTGGCCGTGATGTAGCCATTTCGTGTACTGGCTCACTTTGACCTCCGCACCCATGCCGCTATCGCCATTTCTCCTGCCAGTGCGGCCAGTTCATCAACGGTGCTTACGTTCAACCAATCGAAGACCCGGGCCGTGATGCCGTCGCCAGTGTCGAGGTAAATCACCGGGTCCCTTTCTTCGTTTCCCAAATCTCCGGTAATCGACCATCCATTCCAAATGCAGCGGCATCCAGCGGCATCCTTGTCCCACGCAAACGGCCGCGTCGCCGGCTCCAGCGACTCGTATTTCTGCCGCCATTCCATCTGACACGGAGCAGCGGGCATTGTAACGGGCCACCACTCTGGTCGATTATGCCACTCGCGCAGGATCGTCCAGGCCGTCAGCGAGCCAGCGCGCAGGCAGGCCCCGTAAGCCGCCGAGGCATCGCGCAACACAAGCTCCCGGTGCTGGGGGTCGTAGGCAATCCAATCGGCCGCCGCTGTCGGGCTCGTAATCAGTGGCGTGTTCACGTCCGCACCTCCTCGATGGCCACGGCGCGGCCCAGCTCGCGGGCGATTTTCCACCAGCACGCGGTCCACCCGTGGCCGCTGGCCCATCGCGTCTGCTCGCCGTTGGCATCCTCGACGCGGGGCAGCGTGCGGCGGGCGCGGTCTAACGCGGCGTCGTCCTCGGCCCACACAACATACGTTCCGGCCGGTGCGTCAACAATCGTGGTCATGGTATTCCTTCTCCCGGCCAACCGGCGCGGGCACCCAGCCCCAGCGGCGGGGCGGGGAGTCCGAGCCGGGGCTATGACAGTTGCCTGCGATTGTCCTCGTCGTACCGTGACACTACGACCCCCCATTTAAGCCGCACCCCGTTCAAGCTGTACCGTCGCCGGCAGCCGCAAGACGACCCGGTTGCAGCGTCCAATTCCTCTATCTCCACGCTGGCCCTACGGCCCGCGCCGTACACGACGGCCGCAAAGCGCCTGCCGCCAATCCTGAATTTCAGCTTTTGCTCACACTCATATATCCTTGGCCGTAGCATCGTGTTCTCCTGTTTGGTGTTCTCGATCTGACAAGCCCCCGCCCAGGGTTTATCCCGGACGGGGGTGGGGGAGTGCTCTACTCGATACGCTGGGTCGCCGGCACGCCGCTGTTGAAGTTGCGGTCGGTGGCCACGCCGTCCCTCACGATATGCCAGTATTGCGTGTAGCTGACCACGGCGGTACGCCGGCCTGTGCGGCGATAGGAGGCGTGGCAGGCGGCCACGGCCGCGGCGTAGGTGCCCGTGAACAGTTCCACAGACTCACACATGGACGGGGCGGGGTTCAAGGTCCGAATTTCGTAGGTCGTTTCCATCGTAGTCTCCATTTAGGCTACCTGGCCTCATCAGCGGTGGCAAAACCACCGGACGCCCCGGGCGGGGCGTTTCGGCCTGCTCAGGCGGTCACCGACCGGCGGCGGCCGGATCGCACCTTGGCCAGGGTCTTCGGGGTCCAGTGAAAGTCCAGGTCTGCATTGATCGCCCGCAATTCATCGATCGAAATATACCCAACCTCGCCGCCGTCGCCGTACAGGTCGGCCAGCCAGAACGTCTGGAGCTGGTCGGGCTGGCTGTCCTTTTCGATGATGAACCAGTCGGACCCGCCCTTGAAGTAGTGCAGATGCACGGTCGCGGCCCCGCCCTGGCCGTCGGTCTGGTAGGTCTCGGGCATCTGGCGGATGGTCCTGGCCAGCTCCAGCAGCTTTGCCTTGAACCAAGCGCCCTCTTCGCCCTTGGTCATCTGCAGGGCCACGTTGAGCTGCTGGGGGGACATGAAGTTCCGCAGGTAGTTCGCCGCGTTCCGCAGGTCGTTTCTCGTTTCCATCTGAGTCTCCTGTTTGGTTCCTTCGTCCTTCACTACTGAGAATATATTCCCAGTATCGACCCGATGCAAGGGGAAAATGAAAGATTCCGCGCGGATTTTTTGCCCACGGCCTGCTACCAGCGGCGCAACAAAAAGCCCCGCCGGGGGCTCGGGTGCTGGCGGGGCCAAGAGGGGGAAAATGGGGGCTCAAGCTCTAACCGCCCGCCAGCCCCAGCGGTCCGTCGGGTCCCCGCCGACAGCGGCCACGGCCTTGCGGGCGGTTGACTCGGCAACCCGTGCAACCTCTACCCAGCCGACGCCGGGCCGGTAATGTTCCACGATCCACCACTTCATGGGAAGCTCCTTAGACTAGGGCGGCCGCCCGCTTCTCGGCCATGTTCTCCAGCCGGTACAGCGTCGCCGCGGACAATGCGGACTGGGGCACCTCTGCGGACTCCCCGCAGACCCAGAGAATGACCACCTCGGCACCGTCGCCAGGCCCCCGCCATGTGGCAGGGACAGCCGGCACCACCTGGGCCTGGACCCACACGGGCAGGTCATCGCCGCCGAAGCTGATGGTGGCCTCAAACTCGACTTCCACGGTTTGCCGATCGGTGTACATGGGCACCAGTCTACCCTGTCGCCACCCAAAATCAATACAAATTTTGGAATTGTTCTAGAATGTTACCCGCCAAGCGTGGGCAACCGCAGAGCCCCGACGCCGGCAATGGCCCGCCGCTCGCCGAACTGGGCGTAGCAGTAGTAGCGGAGGGCCGCCAGGCAGTGGTACGGGGCCAGTTGCCGCCGGTCGGGCCAGGGGGCGGTCCGGCAGTCTTCGATCAGCCGGCGGGCCTGGGGCGCCACAAGCAGCCGCACTTCGCCGGCGGCCGATGAGCAGCGGCAGCGGACGGCGTTCAGACTGTCCTTGACCAGCGGATTGCCGTCCAGAACGCACCACTCCACAGGCTCGCCGCGCATGTACTGCCGCAGGATGTCGTAGTCACTCACGCCGATGTTGGAGTGCCGGTTGGCCCCGGCGGCGTCGCCGAAGATCCGAATACGCCGCGGCGCCCACCCGGCCGTGGCCAGTGCCCGGCGGAAGGCCTCCACCTGGGCGGGAACGCTGCCGTCGGTGTCCACCACCACCTCCCGCAGCACGCGGACAACGCCGCGGTAGGTCTGGCACAACAGGGCCGCCGCCGGCGTTACCCCGAAGTCCAGGCTCCAGTCCAGCGGCAGCTCCGGCCAGAACTCGCCGGCCCTTTCGTCCACGTGGACCATCCGATCAAACGTGGGTAGGGCCTTGCCGCCGCTGCGGACGAACTGACCGCCCAGCTCCTGCTCAAACTCCAGCGGGTCCATCTCCCGCCGCATGGCCTCCACCTCGGAAGCCTCGATGATGTCTGAGCTGGTCCAGTGAAAAGAGCATATGTCCGGGTCGCCGTGCGGCCAGTCCAGGCCGACCTCGTAAAGCTCTTCGTACTCGGCCTGGTTGCGGCCGTTCTCATCGGGCACGCCGATCAGGTCGCACTCGCCGCGGCGCCCGAGCGTCGCCAGGGCGGGGCGGACATGGCGGGCGAAGCATCGCGGCGGGCAGTCGGCCAGCTCGTCTATGCCGATGAAGTCCCACGGCACGCCCTCGATTCGCCGCGGCCGATCGAAGCCGAACACGCGGACGCTGGCCCCCCACCGCGTCGTAATCTGCATGTCGCTCTCGCGGACGGAGGCTATCCAGTGCTCGGGGATCAGCGCCTTCAAGTCATCCCAGAAGATATCCTTGGCCTGCCCGTAGGTCGGTGCCGCCAGGGCGATCTTCACCGCCCACGGCTTCCGCTGGGCCAGCTTCAAGGCCGCCTTCCGCTTGAGGATCTCCGTCTTCCCGGAGCGGCGGCCGGATGGGTTGAGCTTGATCCGGGCCGGGTGCCATGCGAAGGCGGCCTGCCCGCTGTGGGGCTTGAGCGGCGTCCACCGCGGCGTCAAGCGGAGCGTCCGGCCGGCGGCGGGCGACAACTCGGGTTGTGGTGGGCACAACTCAGGTTGTGGCAGCCCCTCGCTCACTGCCGCCTCCGGTAGCCCAGGTCCACGATGCGGCCGGCCAGGGCCTCCACCAGGGCCTCCACGGCGTTGCCGTACATGCGGCGGGCCATCCGCCGGGCCTCCCGCGGCAGCGACGGCAGAAGCTCATCCTCCACGGCCTGGTCAACGCGGGCGTGGACGATGTGCAGCAGCTCATGGACGATGGTCACCCGCCACTCCCTGCTGTCTTCGGCATCGGTCCGGAGCGTCACCTTCGCCCGCCGGTTGTTGCAGTCGAACTCCACGGACGCCAGGTTGCCGCTTAACTCTCCCGGCTCCCGGTCCATGGCCACGTCAATGTCCCAGGCGTCAAGCCCCAGGTCGGCGGCGGCGTGGTGAATGAACCTCTCGGCCCATTGTGGAAGCTGCATGGCACACCTCACGGCCGGGGAATGGTTGCTGGTCGCTTGAGGGCAGACTCTCCGGCGGCGGCTTCGCCTCCTGCCCTCATGCCGTCGGGCAGCTTCGCCGGGTCGGCCGGCATGTCCGGCATGGCGCCGGCCGGCAGGGCGTCGGCCACTTGCCCGGTAGTGTGAAACAGTCCCTCTGCCGCCCCGGTCTTGGGCGGCTCGGCGATCTGAAGCGGCATCTCCGCGGCGCCGCGGGCCAGCTCGCGGGCGATGTTCAACAGGGCGGCCACGTCGGCCAGCTTCCATCGCATCGGCTCATAGATGATGAGGGTCCGCCCCTCGGGGTCTCTCTTCTCAACCTTGCGGGCCAGGCCGAAGGACAGCATCTTCCGGGCCTTCTCGACCAGCAGGCCCCGCAGCTCCCATTCGGACTGCCGCCACTCTTCCCTCCGCTTGGCCCAGTCCACCGCAACCGCCTCGATGGCCCGCTGCCGGCCGGAGTCCATGGCCGCGGCGTTGGAGTCATCCCAGGCCCGGGCACGGATCGGCCAGCGGTAACGAGCGGACCACCGCGTCCACCAGCCCGGGGCGTTACCTTTTTCTCGCCGCGTGTGTGCGCGGTAGGCCTTGTGCAAGCTCCGCTCCGGCCCCAGGGCCAGGTAACAGGCGAACGCGGCAAATGCCTTGCCTGTCTCATCATCCAGTTGATGCCATGGCTGCCGCTCGACCATGATTTAACGTATAGCCGCCACGGCACCGGCTGGCGGCGTTGGTTCACCCCGGCAACGCTGTCGGATGGATTTGGAAGGAACAAAGAACAATCTTCCCGCGGCCGTCACCAGCTCGCCCGGGCCCATGGCGTCCAGGTAGGCGAACCGCTTGCCGTTGCAGGTGCCCCGCCGGCTGATGCTCTGGGCGACGTTGTCACAGGCCCGGCCCACGCTGGCGCCGGCGTCGGTCACCGATCGGAAGACGGGATGGCCGCCGGTCGCCGGGTCCACGTCGCTGATGCAGACCACCTGCCGCCGGCTTCCGCGGTGGCTCTTGCCGCGTCGGCGGAGCTGGAAGTCCACTTGTTCACTCAGGAGCTGGATGCGGGCTTCCCGCTCGGCCCGGAACTGCCGCTGGTCGGCCTCTGACTTGGCGGCGGCCACGGCGTCGGGCGGGGCGTCCGGCGGCTCCCAGGAGCGGGCCATCGCCTCATCCCAATCGTAGGCAAAAGGGTAGTCAACGGGACCTGGCGGCCAGAAGGGCCTCGCGGATGATGTGCCCGTTGTGGGCCTCGGCGTGGCATTTCCAGCACAGACAGATGAGATTCTCGGGTGCGTCGGACCCACCAGCCCCGCGACTTCGGATATGATGGACGTGACGCGGTCCAACGTAGGAGCCGCAACACTCGCACCACGGGCGAGCGGCAGCCGCAAGAGCGGCACGCGAACGCACACGGCGGGGACGGGGAGCAGCGGGCATCGCAAGGTATGTTACAAAATACTCCAAAACTTGTAAGCGCCAGTTCCAGAATGTAGGATGCGGTCCACGATGGGGCCCAGAGCGGGCCCGGCACGTTGGGCGAAGGGAAACGGGCATATGCGGCAACTCACCAAGGAAGGCGGCCGGCCGCCACGTCTGCGGCTCTGCAAGGTCCGAATAACCGAGTCCACCTACCACGGGCTGATGAGTCTACGGGATGCCCACGGCTGCAAAGACCTAAGTGAGGCGATGCGGCTGGCGATGTCGCACGGGCTGCGGGCCCTGGTGCAGAGGCCGTCCTGAAATGTCGTCCCCCGCGTTACATTCTGCCCGCAGCGGCGTCGCCTTCTGTGCGGACGATCTCCAGGGAGTGGAATCCCATGGGGCAGGCTCGGCGGGCGGCTCTGAGGATGCGGGCGGCGGCGGTTCGGCTGGACAACAACTGACCATACAGCAGCAGAAAGGCCCGGCACGGCTCATCGGGCTGGCCGATGCTCATGGTGGGCCGTTTCAGGGGCACTTTCGAGATGACGCGGTAGCGGATCATGGGCGGCTGCAGGGCCTTGACATTACCCTAACTTGTTTATTGAATGTATAACCTCATCATGGGTGTACGGGATGGAGGTTGCGACGATGCAAACATGGACGATGCGGCTGGAGCGGATGGCCCAGGTTGTCAACGGGCAGCCGTGCGACGTTTTCGTGGACGGCCAGGACCGGACGGCGGTGGTCTGCATCCCCAAGGGCTGCCGGCGTGCCGACGCTGCCGAGAGGATCATCCTCGCCATGGGCCAGATTGCGGCCTACGCCAAGACGATCAGTGATTTGCCCGGTGGCGTCCCTTCGGCCGTTGACCCCGTGGTGACGATTCAGGTGGTCGCACCGCTATCCGTACTGGCCCGCTACGTCCCGCCTGGGGGGCAGGCGCAGGTAATCCCGCAACATGCCGCTCCAGCCACGCCGACGGCGACAGGCCCTCGGCGTCGGCTTGAACCCTAATCCGCTGGGCGGTCTCCGCGGACACCGCCAGTTCTTCGGACTGCTCGACCGTGCCGCCGGACAGGTAGCGGATGAACGCCTCGACGGTGCCGAATCCGAAGAACTGGGCCAGGGCCAGCAGCGTGGATGGCCTCCCGCCGGTTACGTCCGGCCGCCCTTCCATCGTGGAGATGGTCTGGTCGGTCATGTTGCACTTCTTGGCCAGGCTCGCCTGCGTTTCAAAGCGGGCCTTCCGCAGTTCGGCCAGTGCCTTGCCCATGTGTCTGCCGCTCATCGTTGCCTCCGTTTCGGTCAGTGCCGATTCACTCCAGAATGATTATTGACTTTGGAATAGAATTGGAGTAGGCTAACGGCACCATGAGTACCACTACCCTGCCGTCGGAAGATCGGGCAATGCAGAAAATAATCCTGACCGATCCTCACTCCATCAAGATCGCCATGGCCTACGCCGACAAGCGCGGCGTGACGGCCAGCAAGGCCGTCGCCCAGCTCATCCTTCAATATGCTACGATCGACCAATTGACCTCTGCGTCCGAACGTTCCCAACCTCGGTCCAGCCGGACGCAGGCTGACGCCAAGTAGACTACCCCTATTGGAGTCTTGAGTCAAACGCAACCTGTCAACCACCGGCCGCCGATGCGGCCACAGTCACCATAGAAGGAGTCAGCTATGCCGGACGTATCAGCAGCCCCTCCGGGCAGTTACGTGGAGCTTTGCACCGATCTGATTGACGAGGGCGGCCTCAAGCGGGCCATGGACCGGGCCATCGGCCGGACCCTCCGCGAGCTGCGGGACTACGAGCGGGACACGCTCGACCGCGGCGGCGAGGTGAGCGTCCAGGCCACCATCCGCGTCAAGCGGAGCCCGGGCACCAGCGAACACTTCGACGTGGTCTACCACGTCACCACGAAGGTGCCAACGCCGAAGCACAAGAGCCAGGTCAAGGAACGCGGCGGCCGGCTTCTGTGCCAGCCGTCGGGCTCCAGCGACGGCGACCCCGACCAGATGCTTTTCTTCGACTCCCGCGGCCGGATCATCGGCCCCAGCGGGCCCGGCGAGAACGTGGACCCGGCCACCGGCGAAGTCGTGGACGCCGGCGACGTTGCAGGGAGCATCCGCCCCGCCGCTTCCATGTAATCCAACATCGGGGGCCGACAAGGCACCCATAGGAGCAGACCATGAGCAACGCGACACCACAGAACACCACCGAAGCCGCCGCCCAGGAGAACGCCCTGGACGAATTCGTCCGCAGCCTCCTGCGGGATGAGCGGGCCCACCGCCGCGGCTTTGTGCTCGACCTGCTGGAGCAGCAGGACGGCAAGGTCAGCATCGAAGTCAAGCAGAGCCTGCCACCGCGCGACCTGTTCATCCCGCCGGCGGATCATCGGGCCCACCTCATCGGTTCGGTGGACAGCTTCATTGCCTACGCCCGACGCTACGGCAACCCGGAGAAGAGCCTGGTCCTGTACGACAAGGCGGCCGTGGTCCTGGTCGTTGACGAGCTGCCGTCCCAGGGCGAGCGGGAGCTGGTCGCCCTGCCGCTGGACTACTCCGACGCCATCAAGGCGTGGCAGGAGCTGTTCGGGGCCCCGGTGGGGCACAAGCAGCTTCTCTCTTTCCTCCGAGCACGCGAAGCCGACCTGGCCCAGCCGGACATGCTTCGGGCGATGGGCTCGATTCGCCTCAGCTCCACCGTCAACGTGGAGAGCGACATCCAGGACAACGGCAAGACGATGGGCCTCTTTTTCAAGACCAACGCCGGCGAGGAACTCCGCCAGTTCCCCAAGACGTTCGATGTCAACGTGCCGCTGCTGGCGATGGATGAGGGCGACGATGAGCGGTGGGATGATCTGGCCGTCCGCGTGTCGATCGAGCTGCCCGATGAGCCCCGGGGCCTGCCGACGTTTACGCTGTCATGCCCCACGCTGGAGCGTAGCCTGAGCGC